TAACCTTTCCATTTCCAATAACAAAGCTCTACGGTGTTCAAACCGGCTATGTCGATAACGCCGTAAAGCAGCAGTACGACTCTGGGCGCGTCCTTGCATGGCAAAAAAATACGAAGATAAAGCGCAAGTATTCCGTTGCTTGTTTCGTAACAAAAGCGGAAGCATCGCTTTTTGACCAATGGTACACCGCAACGCTCGGGGGGAACGGGCAATCCTTTAGCGCTCCACGCCTTGACGGTATCAGTGGTGAAACCGTTTATCGGATGGATAACCCGCCGACGATTGAGGGGCAAGCCTATAAAGAAATTTCGATGGAGTGGATTGAAGTATGACAAAAGCGGAACTGTTTCAATCATTATCCTCTGGCGGCGCGTATGCCCTGCCGTATTTAATTACTATCCATCATCCGAAAGTAGGAGCTGCACACTATATCAATAATAATGAAGACGTAACATATCACGGCGTAACCTATGAAGCCGCCGCTTTTAAGTACACCCGCCCGAAAACAGTCGGCGGAGTACTGCAAAACGGAACGCTTGAAATTACCGGCGTTAAGAATTGCACCATCGATATGGTAGAGGCAAGCGATGAGCTTTTTACCGTGGACGTTATCGGCGTTCTTACTTCCGCAGGGGACATAACACCGATACGATACTTCCATCATCAATATGGCACCGTTACTACTGATAACGGTTTAAAAGTTGTTATCTCGTTTACCAACGATGATAGACTTGAAATGAATTTTCCACCGTTTATATTTGACGCCGACAATAACCGCGGCAATGCGTAAACATGACTATAGGAATATGATAGAAGTCAACGATTTAATCGGCGCATCGTATAAAGACCGTGGACGGGATAAAGGCGGCTATGACTGTTATGGTCTTTGCATCGAAGTCGCCCGCCGCGCGGGGTATCGCTTAGACGATGTGTATTACGAAGATCACAATGTACAGTTAAGCGCACTTCACGCGCCAACGCTCAACGTACATAAAATCGACGCGCCAAAAGAGGGAGCCCTTTTAGAGATGGAAACGCATACAAAGACAGGAACCGAATTACACCTCGGCGTATGTTTGAACGAAACCGAATTTATTCACATGACACGGCTGGGATGCAGGGTGAACCGCATCGGCACTTTTAAAGTGAGAGGCATCTATGGCATTGATACACGTATATAATAGCATCGGAGAAGATGTAACAACCTATAACGCAAACGGTATTTTAAAAGACGCGCTGCCTGCGCTCGACTGGGAACACGCGCTTATATTGAAAGCAGGAAAAGCGATCCCGTGTGATTACGAAGCGCAAGATGATGACATCATCTTTATCAGAATACTCCCCGCCGCAGCAACAAGTATACTCATTGCAACGGCGATAGTCCTTGCCGTTGCCGGTATCGCAACTGGTGTCGTTGTTGGTGTTAAGATGTACCAGCAGCGCAAGCAGCTTGAAGCCTTGCAAAAAGCGCAGAAAAACGCAAAGGCAAAAAATACAATCGAACAACTTCCCTTTGTTAAAGGCGCGCAAAATAGAGCCGCAACCGGTCAATATTTTCCCTACACCATCGGAGAATCTTTGTTCACTCCGTACCTTTTATGTCCATCGCATTACACTATTTCCGGCGCACGCGGAGAAGATCAATACTTAAACCTCGTTCTTGAATGCGGCTTTAATGATATTCTGATTAAAAAACTCCAAATGAAAAACACCACTATTAAAACGTGGGATACCGAAACCCCGCAAAATGGAGTATATCATTTTGATGCAGGCACCTATTACGACAGCCGAAACCTTATCGAAATTAGGCAGACCGGAGATTTTACCACCGATGTTTTTAATAAAAAAATTATCAGCGTAGCAGTAAATAAACAAATACCACACGAACACGCAGGGGAAGACGCAGAGGAAAATGCACGCATTGAAAAAGAATGGCAAGCGGGTGTCGTTCAGGAATTAACGTCAAACCCGATGGCAGTAGAGGTGATTGTTCTTTTTGACGGGCTTCGTAAATTTGAAGAGGATGTGTGGAAATCGCAAAGTGTAACCTTGCAGGCAGAGTGGACAAACAACCCCGAAGACACCACGCCGATTTGGCGCCCCTTTGATTCAGGCTTTATTCAAAATGGAAAGGTGTCGAATACCTTTGAGTATAATACGAAAAAGCAGATGCGCTATTGTGCAACGCAAACCTTCACCGCTTCCCAAAGTTATGGCAAGAAAATCAGTATACGGCTCAAGCGCACAACGCCAAAAGCAAAGAGTAACAGTCAAGAAAATGTTATCCTTTTAGCGGTACAGACTACCTGCTATGATGCGAAAAAATCAAACGCAGATACCTTAGTTGCCGCTCAAGTGCTGGAAGCCGATAAGCGCGATAGATGTACACGGCTTGCCATCCGTGTTATTGCAAATGATAACACCGCCGATATGCTCGATAGCTTTTCCGTAATTCAATCAGGTCTCGCCCGCGTCTGGGATAAAACAGCAAAGAGCTGGAGTGATACAAAAGTTCCTACGCGGAACCTTGCCGCATGGACGCTTGAAATCCTTACCAGTCCACACCACAAACCAAGCCAGTACAAGGATGATGAACTTGACCTCGCTTCTTTTGGCGCATGGTATGAATATTGCGAAAAGATGAGTTTTTATGCCGACGGCGTTATTACGAAAGGCGAAAAAAAGAAAAGCACGATTGATACGCTTTGCCAAAATGGAAACGCCGCCTTAGTCTATAATGAATTTACCGGCAAGATTGAAGCGGCAATCGATAACGGGCGCGCGTATTCCGTTGCGCTCCTCAACAGTGAAAATATTATCAGCCTACAGACAAGCAAAGACTTTAAACGAAAAACCGACGGTAAAAAAGTTACCTATATAAACCGTGATGCAGGATACGACGCCGATAGCGTTGTTTTTATGCGCTCTGGAAAAGAGTACAACCCCGAAACCGATACCATTACCACCACCGCATTAAAATACATTACCGATTATAAGATGGCTTATAAATATGTTTGGCGGCAGATGGCGGAAGAGACAGCAGCCCCCCGCACCGTTGTTGTAAAGGTGGGAGCCGAGGGCGCATATTATCCGCTGTTTAGCCGCGTCGAAGTACAACACCGAGCCTTGCCGGTCGGTCTTTCTCATTCCGTTATTAAAGCGGTTACATGGTGGGGCGGCTTATTAAAAACAATCTCCCTTGACGGATATGTCGATTTCCCTCACGGAAAGCGATGCGGCGTTCTTGTTCACTGCATTGATGATTCAGGGCATGGTATTTGCGCTATTGAAGTTGCAGGCGTCGGAAAAACCGACACGCTCAAGGTTGTTTCAAATATACGGCAGTCCGCCGATAGCATTCCGCACGCAGGTGATGTGTTAAGTTTCGGCATCCTCGATATGGACGGCGGCTTTTCTGCGGTTACCCGCACTATGAAAATCGTCAACATAGAACCGGCAGACCACGGCTATAGCCTTACCTTAAAAGATTACAACCCCGCCTTGTATGAATATGGAGCGCTGCCGGAATATAAAAGCAATATTACCCATATCCCAGACGGGAACCCAAAACCGCACACCGCAGATAAAGGATACGTAACCCGCGAGGAATTGAAAAAGGTAAACGAGCAAGCGGTAAAACAAGCCGCGCTCGAAGCCGCCGCAAAAGCCGCGCAAGCTGCGATTGACGTCATAGCCCGCGGTGATACTTTTTCCGATGCCTTTCAACTGAACGGATACGGCACCTCTCTTGAAGATTTAATTGACAAGATGGACGAAGACGCCCGCAATGCAAAAGACGGATTGAGCATTACTAAAGACGAAATATTATTAAAAGTATCAGACACGGAAGAGGGCTTACAATCCTATATCGGTATTACCAAGAAAGAAATCCTTGCAAAAGCCGACGATATGCGCCGCGAGCTAACCGCCCTCTTAAGCGTACAGGCAGGGGCAATTCACGCGCTCGTAAAGGGCGGCGGAGCAACAGGACAGATGGCATTAAGCGTCAACCTCCCTGTTATGATTGACGAGGCAACCCGTAACAAGTTGATTAAAGCAAGCTCGCTTGAAAAGGTCAACGCCGTATATGCCAAGGTAAGCGATACCGACTATTACGGTATTAAAGACGATGCCGGCTCTGCCATAAAACCCCTCTGGGAAGATGCCCGCCGCGCTGCATTACTGGCAAGTCAAATAAGCCTTGAAGCAGACCAGATACAGTTTAAGAGCAATAACATCTTTGTAAACGGTAAACTCAAGGCAGACTATATAAACGTCCTTGAATTAGCCGTAAAAAAGACATTTGTAGAAAATCTTATTGTGCAAAAGTTACACATCGATAGCGACGATACAACTAATCAGGATTTTGAAGCATGGTTTGATGAAACGAATGGATTGAAGATAAAGAACGAAGACAATGTAATATTCAGAGTTGCACCAGATGGCAATATATTGATGGGTAATAATATATTTTTTAAACATTTACCTTATTGGAGTGCAGGACACTTATTCTGCAGTGAAGCAGAAACGGTTAAACATTTTTGTGAGGTACATGGATTTAAAACTTTTGATGTTGTTGGCGTATATAACGGGAAGAAATTTTGTAAAATAAAAACAACAAGGACTGAGAAATACGATATGTGGTATGTAGGAACATATATTAGAGATTTATTGGATAATAGAGATTTTTACAAACTAAAATTAAAAACTTTAAGATATGAATTGATTCTCTTTTTTAATAACGACGAAACACTCACAATATATTATAAAGATTATCCTGATATGCCTGAAGACACCGGCATTCCACATCATCCTTATTATGATGGATATAAAAGGAAAGGCTTCTGGAGTAGAGATCAAAACGATATATACACCCCAGAGCAAACAAATGACAGATTGAATTTCAATGCCTACACTGGGGCTAAAGAAACGAATTATGTTATGACTATTGAAAATATACCAACTCAAAAACCGAGTGGATCAGGTATTGTATGGAAAGATGGCGAGTTTTTAAAAATTAGTTAGTTAAGAAAAGGTATAACTTATCGCCTGTTTTTTTCCAATACGTTTTCAACGGTTTCCAATTATCAGTTATTTTAATAGTTTCCGCGGCAAGATGATTGATAGCTTCTGATATTTTCTGATCGAAAGTATCAGTTATCTGGGATAATTGCCAAGCGTAAAACTGAATACTAGCTGGATGCTCAATAGTATTTTGAGTAGCTATTGATTGAGTGGTGAACAAAGGCACATAATAATACCGCGGTAGCAATATGGTCTCATTTGTTACAGGATTCCTTGTTTCAGTATCTCCGCAATAAAAATAATCTTCTAAATTATTTCTTATACAGGCATCATTTTTAAGAAGGATATTTCTACCTGTTTCGTTTACGACAAACACGTTCATAGGCGGACTATTCTCAAAAACAATTCTGTCATTAGTTTGTGTTTTTATCCGCGCTCCATTTACGCTAATCAGTTCACAGACACTGCCCTCATAGACTTCAAAAATAATTTTGTTTGACGATAGATTATATGGATCGTTGTGTTTCAATATCGTATACAACGATTTATCAACTTTTTTACCTAATTCTTTTACATTTGTGATAGATACGACTACTCTCCAATCAGATTGGTTATCGACAATAAAGATTGATGTTTTTTTTCCGCACCCCGCCAGCGCTAACACCAGTAGCAATAAAACAGCAATCTTTTTCATAGTAAACTCCTTTAGGTAAAATCAATATTTATATAAACATCAAAGTCTTATCGTTTCTTTTTTTTAATGTATGTTTTTTTTCCTTTGCTATTAATATAATATCGCCCACCCTTTGGCCCCGTATGTATTACTCTTGAATTTGTGGAGTTTGTCGTTGTTTTTGAAGTAATACTCGTTGTTTCAAGAAGCGGATTCTTTTTAGGAGAAAATACAACATAAATATCTGCATCATCAACAGCTTCTATTGTTGCTGTTTTTTTTGTACTATCGGCTGTTGGAATAGACCATGTATCAATTTCATAATCATAATCAGCAAGAGCAGTGAACGTAATTATTTTATGTTTTTGTACCTTGATTAAATCTGCTGCACGAGAAAATTCTTCACCTTCTACATGAGCAATAATAGACCCTCCATGTCCCTTGACATGAAAAGTTATAGATACCATTTCAGGCTGTATGTCAGTGGACGCTGAATTGTCACTTTCGACATTTCTATTACTAATCTTAGTATCTAATGCACTTGTAGAAACGCAGCTCATCAATAACAATGCAGATAACGTAATAACAACAAATAAAACTTTTTTCATAAACAACCTCTTTATATTTTTTAGTATATACCCTCGCGAGTACATTCCCAAGAATCAACATCGCAAAAATATTGCAAGGCATTAGTTTCTTGCGCTCTAGCAAGAACTTCTGCCGCAGTCATACTTGTTATTTTATTGTTTAAGTCTTCTAATAATTTCAACGTATCTTCTTTTGTCATAATACTAATTTTTAGAGAGGCGACATACAACGCACCTCATTTGATAGTATAGCGCGAGAAAGGCGGGAGCGCAAGGGCTTATTTTGCGCTTATAGTGCCGGTTATCTTGCCTCCAGTCTGACTATAGGGGTATGAACGAAGAACTTACATTGATGCAGTGGCCTGTTTTTACCCTTACACAAACCCAATACGTACCGGCGCCCCTTCCGCTTTCCGTTTCGGAACCGCAAAGAACGATACATTTAATTGGCGATAATGCTGAACCAGTACAACCGACGTATTGTCAGCACGAGACCCATAGTACATAATTGTATTGTGTTCATGCCGTAACCTTTCAAGACGAAATGAACAGTCGTTGACAGTTATCATCATCTCTTGAGCATCGGTTAATTGTGCTTGAAAATTTTTTAACTCTTCTACAAAAGAGGTGATACAAGCATCACAATCAGACTCAATAGAGTAATAATATTGATCATTCATATAATTAGGTATCGACAACAAAAACATCTACTTTATACAACGCGAGTATGACTATAAGGCTATGAGCATCCAGACCGACAATCTTTATATGAAAAGTGTATTTAGTATTATGAACCGTATCTTGAAAGTGCTTGAGCGCAGTATGGACGATAGCGAATTTGACCTTGACAATTTCACCGCTGAAAAATTTGGTATAAGCGATAATAAATTTGCGCGCATATTAAAAATGCTTGTTGACGATGGCTATATCGAAGGTGTCAAGGTGATTGACAGGGGCGAGCCGACGCCTTTTGACGGCGCCGATTATGATCGATTTAGAGTATCGGTAGGTGATATCGGCATTACCTTAAAAGGCTTGAAGTATTTAGCTGAAAATACCGTTTTAGCGAATGTATACCGGACGGCAAAATCCGTAAAGGATTTAATACCGTAACTCTATCCTATAAAGCATATCGGACCTTATGCCGATATGCGCTTGAGGGAGGGTATGTCTACTTTTAGGAGGTATCCCTTATGCGTAAGCCGTGGAGTATGCACAAACGGAACGGTATTTATCAGACACAGCTATATGACTACAGCAACAAGCGGTATTGTACTGCCAAAAGCACCGGCACAAAAGACCGAAATGAAGCGATACTCATAGCCTATCGGCGGGCGATGGAGTTTGATAGTGGTATTGCGGCAGAATATACCAAATGGGTTAAGAATGTTTCAATGGTAACGCTTTCCAATGAAAAACGCCCGCTTGATACCGAACTAGCGGCGTTGATACACGCTGCCTGCCAAGATGCGGTTGCTAAGACGTTGCAAACTGTTTCTTTCAACAAAAACACGCTGCAACCTTATTCCATATCAGCGGCAGCGTATGAAGATGCTCCGAAAGAGGTTAAGCCGTTATTAGACAGGCTTTCAACCCTTACCTTCTATGAGTATGTCCTTTTGTATTGGAATTACAACGAAAGCCCGTATATCAAAGAGTTTACTCGTACAGGCGAAAAGCCGCCAAACCCTGAGCGGTTTAAGGATATAAGCCGGTCGATAAAAAAATATGGTCATCTCTTTCCGCAATGTCTTTTGACAGAAATAACAGGGACTAAAATTGATACACTACTCGGTGCTATCAAAAAGGAAAGGAAGCTCAAAGATAATACAATAAAAGCATTTCGCTATATCTTTAGTCAATCGCTCAGCTATGCCTATCGGCATAATCTTCTTGCCCGGGATGTATCGCAACAAATATCACATGAAACGAAATCTACACGAAAAAAAGCAAAAAAAGAAGCGGAAAAGGCAATTTTCACCAAGGAAGAGATACAACGGTTATTCAACAGCGACGATAATCCCTTTGTACTGGAAGTTTATAAACTTATCAATGAACTTTTGCTTAAAACCGGTTGCCGTATTGGAGAATTGCAAGCCCTCCAGATACAGGATTTTATCAAAAACACCGACGGCTACGCGCTCAATGTTGACAAAAACTATTGCCGTGCTGGGAACCGGATTAAATGCACAAAAACAGAACGCAGCGACACAATCCCTATTTCTAATGATCTTGCCGCAAAGCTATTAGCGTATCTCGAAAAACATCCGCTAAAAGATAAACAGGATGCGTTTATCTTTTTCTCTGCCCAAAAGAGTAGCATACCAATAAGCTATGCAGCAATCCGTAAAAATTTTATTGCTACTATGAAAAGGCTCAAGTTTGCAAGAGCTAATTTGACACTGCACAGCTACCGGCACACGTTTGCTACCTTTTTACGGCTTGCCGGCTTTTCGGAAGAGGAGCTCAAACTTCTAACCCGACATGACTGCATAGCCGAAGTAAGGCGGTATACCGACCACTACACGCCTGAAATGGAGCAGCTAAAACACAAGGCAGTCATTGTTTTTGATACGCTGACATCGTAA